TCGGAGAGCATACGGTTTAGAACGACCTCGACGACGGCGACTTGTCCCTCGAAGCTCTCGCCGCGCGCCTCGTGGTAAACGAGGCAAGCAAGGATATAAACGTCCTCGTCGCTGAAATGGAGCTCCGCGTATCTGTTCTCGGGCTCCGGCTCTACCGTCGGCTCCTCGGGCTCCTCCGTTGTTTCCTCCGCCGCTGTCTCCGGCAAGGCCGGAGCCGGTGCTATGTACGTCAGCTTTTGCCGTTCCGCCGCGAGTGGGATTTCCGGCTTGAGCGTCTCCCGTTCCTTGCCCGCCCGGAGCGCGATAATGAGCCCCAGCACGAGGACGAGCGAGAGGAGGATACCGGCTTGCATCCGGCGGCGGCGCTGTCTGCGACGTTTCCGCCGCTCCTGCCTCGTCATGGTCTGCCACCCTCCGGCGTATCCTCGGCGAGCACGATATACTCGCACTCCCGGGCGATTGCCGTCCACCGAACGCCCCACTTGCGGGCGGCGGCGTGTACGGCCTCGTATTTGTTCACGCCGTTTACGGTGAGCTCGCCGTATTCCTTGTGACGGACGAG